CAGTAGATGATGTTACTTATCGAAAGCAGGTTATCGAAGAAGAATCAAAAATAGAAAAGCCAGAACTTGCTGCTAAGGAAGACATTGCTTCTCTAGAGACTAGACTAGAGAAAAAGTTAGACAGTATTCGCAATATGGAGAAAAAGGTTGACAGTTTACTTAAATTGATTTATGATAATGAAGATATTGTAGAAGAACGCAAACAACTTGCAGACTCAGTTGCAAATCAGAAAGTCAAGGTAATGGCAGAGATTGTCATGCCTCTACTGAATAGTTTGTATCGCACACAAAATCAAGAGTGGGTTCACTGGCCCAATCGTGGACCTATCATTAAAGAACAGATGGAGAAAGTTGAAGCGATCCTAGATGGGTCTTATTTTGAAAAGGAATAGCATGTCTGATTATTTTAAAAATATGGTGAAGGAACTAAATGATGAAAACACTCACCTCTTATCTGATGGCAATAATTCTGCTGAGTTTACTGGTTGGATTGATACCGGTAGTTTTATTCTCAACGCTCTTGTTTCTGGTAGCTTGTATGGTGGTGTACCCAATAATAAAGTTGTGGCTCTGGCTGGGGAACAAGCTACTGGCAAGACGTTTTTCGCTTTAGGTATGGTAAAAAACTTTCTAGAGAAAAATAAAGACGGTGGTACTATCTACTACGACACAGAGGCGGCTGTAACTAAAGATATGATGGAGACAAGAGGTATTGATACCAATCGTCTTATTGTAGCAGAGCCACAAACAATTCAACAGTTTCGGCATCATGGTCTACAAGTTCTAGACCGTTATATTGACAGCAAAGAGTCACCACCCATGATGATGGTGCTAGACTCTCTCGGTCAACTATCTACTACAAAAGAGATGGAAGATAGTACTGAAGGTAAAGAAACTCGTGATATGACTAAAGCACAGGTCATCAAAGCAACGTTTCGAACTTTGGGTTTGAAACTTGCCAAAGCACAAGTTCCCATGATTATCACCAATCATACTTACGATGTTGTTGGTGCGTATGTGCCTACAAAAGAAATGTCTGGTGGGTCTGGTCTAAAATATACTGCATCGACTATTTTGTTTTTAAGCAAAAAACGTGACAAAGATGTTGATAAGGGTGAGGGCAATCTCATCAAGGTCACCGCTGAGAAGTCACGCTTTACAAAAGAGAAGAAGCAAGTAGAGGTGCGCCTATCATACACGCATGGTCTAGACCGATACTATGGATTACTTGACTTAGCAGAGCAATATAATATTGTCAAGAAAGTCTCAACTCGTTATGAGTTTCCTGATGGTTCAAAGCATTTTGGTAAAGCAATAAACAGCGATCCTCAGAGGTTCTTCACCGAAGACATTATGAATCGTCTTGAACGAGCGGCGGCAGAAGAATATAAGTATGGTCCTGCTGATGACTATGTAGATGATTTTGATGATGAGGAGTTAGTACCGGAGTTATTGAATGAGTGAAAATATGAGATTGGAATTATGGTTTCCAACAGTAATTGGCTATGTTGAAAATCCTTTTCATAAAGAAATTGAAAAATCTCTGATAAAACGGTCGTTAGAAATCAGGGCAGAATATCCTTCTGCAGAAGGTTGGATAGCTAAAACATATAATACAAATAGTGGTGTATACAACATTCAACAAGATGATGTATTTAAGAGATTATCCGATTGGATATCAAAACAAGTAAATATCTTTGCAGATAATTCAAAAATGCGTCCTACTTTTGTATCGACTGGTGGGTGGTTAAACATATATCAAAAGGGTGACTTTCAAGAATATCATATACATGAAGATGCTAATCTATCCACAATATACTTTGTATCTAATGATGAAGGAGCTTCTAGAGTTATCTTTAGGTCTCCTAAAAACCCAATGAATTCTATTAAGTATTATGGAGATGACCCTAAATCTTTTCAAGAAACAAAATACGAATCAATTCCAGGTAGGCTTTTAATTTTTAATAGTGATATCTTACATTGTGTGGAAGCTCATCCTTTAAACTCTCTAAGATTTTCATTATCATATGATTTTAAACAGGATATCAGGGCAAATGGACAATATTGATCTGGAAAGATTTACGGAGTTTAATAACATGTACGAATTTGTTGATGAGTTGTATGATGAAAACTCTACTATTCCTATTAAGTTGACAGATGATAATTTTTATGGTACTATTATCAGATATGACAAGATTGATATAGCTTCAATGAATATGGATTCGAACGAAGCAGTACTACGATTTAATTATGAGTTTATTGAAAACCCTCATGATATTGGAAAGCATAATGCTCGCTTTCATAATCATCTGGGTGATTTGCTAGTGAATATTATTATTAATACATTAAATGAGAGGCGAGATGCGGATAGAAACGACAATTCTGAGCAATCTAATTCACAACGAGGATTACAGTCGTAAAGTTCTACCATTTCTTGATGAAAGATTTTTCCAAGATGAAGTTGAGAAAAATATATATTTGACTATCAATGAACATATCGAAAAATATAATACTTTACCCACACAAGAAATTTTAGAAATTACTCTAGATTCTAAAATTGGTGGTTCCGTATTTGATAGTTGTATAGAATACCTTCCTAATCTAAAAAAAACAGACACTGATATCGAATGGTTGATTGACACTACTGAAGAATTTTGCCAGGAGAAAGCAGTATACAATGCAATCATGGACTCAATTAGAATTATTGACGGGAGTGACAAGGAGAAAACGAAAGGCGCGATTCCAGAAATATTGTCTAAGGCTCTTTCTATTAGTTTCGATCATCATATTGGTCACGATTGGTTAGAAGATTTTGCCTCTCGTTACGAATTCTATCATAAGATAGAAGAAAGGGTTCCCTTTGACCTTGAATATCTAAACACTATCACTAAGGGTGGTCTACCATCAAAGACACTCACTTGTATTCTTGCCGGTACGGGTGTTGGTAAGTCTCTTGCCATGTGTCACTTTGCTGCCAACAATCTAATGGATAACAAGAAGGTTCTTTATATCACTATGGAAATGGCAGAAGAACGTATTTCTGAGCGTATTGATGCAAACTTGCTTGACTGTAGCCTGGACGACCTCAAAGATTTACCATTTAATCTCTATGAAAAGAAAGTAGACCGTATTCGACATAAGACTGATGGTAAGCTTATCGTTAAAGAATATCCAACTGCTTCCGCAGGCGTGGGACACTTTCGTCATCTATTAAACGAACTTAGATTAAAAAGAAATTTTGTACCAGACATAATTTATATTGACTATTTGAATATCTGTGCATCTAGTCGTATGCGTTATGGTTCAAACATTAATACATATATGATGATTAAATCTATTGCTGAGGAGCTTCGTGGTCTTGCTGTTGAAAAGAATGTGCCTATTGTAACTGCTACACAGACAACTCGTAGTGGCTACACAAACTCTGACCCTGGTCTAGAAGATACATCTGAATCGTTTGGTCTACCTGCCACTACTGATTTGATGTTCGCTCTGATTAGTAGTGAAGAGCTAGAGTCACTAAATCAGATTATGGTTAAGCAACTTAAAAATCGTTTCAATGATCCTATACTTAATAAAAGATTTGTTATAGGGGTTGACAGGGCTAAGATGAGGCTATATGATGTAGAACAGTCTGCACAGGATGAAATTATCTCGGATAATCCTGTTATGGATAATGCTGTATTTGGTTCACGTCGTAATGATGAGGATAGTCAGCGTGAATATACACAGAGGAAATTTGAGAGGTTCAACTGATGTATGAGTACAAAGCAAAGATTTTAAGAGTGGTTGATGGCGACACCGTTGATGTTGATATCGACCTTGGTTTTGGTGTTTGGTTGAGAAATGAGCGTGTCCGTATTATGGGCATTGACACTCCTGAGTCTCGAACCCGTGACAAACAAGAGAAGAAGTTTGGATTGCTTGCTAAAGAGCGATTGAAGGAACTTCTGCCAAAAGGCAAAGACAGTGTTCTTAGAACACAGATCGACAAAGATGGTGAGGATGCCAAGGGTAAGTTTGGTCGTATCTTAGGCAATTTTGTCTATGGTCATGGTCATAATGGTAGGTTCACAATGGTTACAGACATTTTAATCAAGGAGGGTCATGCGGTTGCCTACTACGGTCAGAACAAGGAAGACATTGAAAAGGCTCATCAACTCAATCGTGAGAGACTTATTAAGGAAGGAAAAGTCTAATATGTACACATTCTTAGAAGAAGATGGAATGTATAAAATTCGTGAGTTTAATGATATTGATGATACTAATCATGTGATTGCCACGTTTGATGATGAAGGTAAGGCAAAGGAGGTTTTTCATAATCTAAAACGTGGTAGTGGATTTGCTGGTGTTACACCAAAATATTTTGGAACGGTGCATTTTTCTATTGACAAGTGATTCAAAATTTCGTATAATGAGTTATAAATTGATAGAGAGAGTGACATGGAAACCAACGTCTACAATGCTTCTAACAAACTTGAGAGTTATGTTGTCAGTGCTGTTGAGTTTGCGATGGCAAAGTTCTTTGATGTCAAAGACTTAGACAAATACATTTCAGTGGACGTTGACTTCACTGACCTTGATGTTGAAGGTCACTGCATCGATGCTGGTGATGGTGAGTTCTCGATTGAGATCAAGAAAGACCTTCCGATGCGTGAGAAGATGATTGTTCTGATGCATGAGTTGGTTCACATGAAACAGCACATTGCTGGTGAACTTGAGTTCGGTGGTATCATCATCGGCAAGGATGGTCTGAAGTGCAAGACCACCACTTGGATGGGAGCTGAGTTCGATGAGGAAGGCACTGACTACTTCGACCGTCCGTGGGAGATTGAAGCCTTTGGTCGCCAGCTCGGTCTGTTCATTCGGTGGGTTGAGTCGATTGATGAAGGTCACCATAAAAAGTGGCAGGTATAAATAGACCTATCATATGGGAGATATATGATGCAGGATAGGATTCTAAAAGCAATTTCGGAGTCGCGCCGGCAAGGTGGGGACGACTTCGATATCGTGGAGCGAGCTTCTATCGCTTCCATGGTTCCTCGCATTCTAGTCAGGGCGGTATATAACCGACTTCGACAAGAGGAGCAACAACGAAAAGCATCTTAATCCCCGACCAGATGCTTGGGCGCACCGACTGAAGAAATTTGGTCGGTGTTTTTTTTGTTTATTTGTTTATTCAACTATGAGTATGTAGACATTCTCTGA